CTTTAATGATATAATTCCAGGATATCGCGCTGACATCTATCAATATAGTGCAAACGGAGTTAGATGGTTGTTAGTAAAAGACGAGTTTGGCCAGTATATCTACACATGGCCAGAGAATACGAGCGTACAACATAGAAATGTAAAACAATTAGGAACAGATATCGTCAATGAAGGCCTATTACAGAAGTTAGGAACTCTTGCACTTAGTGCAGCCCTAGCACTTGGGCCTCAGTTTTCTAAAGCTGAGACAGTTTACTCTTACATGCCTGCTAATAGCGCAGAAATGAAAAGTGAAGTGGATTATAACAAGATACCAAAAGATGCTAAAGTCGTATTTGAAGTTGATTCCGAAACTCAACAGGTTAAGATAATAAAGGGAGAAAATCAGGTTAGTCAGACTACAAATCCTCAGCAGTTATACAGAGAAAAAATGAGTAAGGCTTGGAAGATTTACAAAAATTTACAACAACAAAGTAATATGATTGATTCCTCTGACGAAGAAGTTCAAAATGCTTTACGTGATATGAATGCAAATAATCCCTTCAAAACTACTCATATGGGTCTTACTCAAATTGCTCCTATAAAACATTCAAGCGATCCCAAAGATATACAGATGGTAGATAATTTTATACAGGCATATGAGAAACTTGATCAGAAAATGAAAAAAATATCCCCTACAGTTTCCTCTACTTCGTCTATCAATCAGCAGCAAAGTGAACTTCAATCGTCCTCTACACAGGAGAAAAATCAACTGTCAACAAACGCCTTTAGTGTAAAGGGAATAAGGTTTGGAATGCCTATTGAAGAAGTTCAAAAATTATTATCAGTTGAAGCGAAAATACAGACTCAGAAAGGGGGAAGTTTTAGGGGAGGCAGTCAAGGAGGAATTAATACCTTATTTGGGCTAAAACTTGTGCAATCTGATCAAAATTTTATAAAAACAAAACTGCCTTCACCTATTGGTAGTGTTAGCGATGCGTATTTTGTTTTTAACAACAATCAATTACAGAGTATTCATTTCATAATAAAATTTAAAGATACCGGTTATAATATAGTATCCTCTACTGCAAAATGGCCTAAAGTACCAAACATATTAATTACTTTTCAAGAAATGGTTGAGTTAGTAAGAGATTTAGCAAAAAAACAAACAGAAACTTTAGGATCACCTATTGGAAAAATTGAAAGAAAAAAAATAGATGTTGAGGCATCCGCAGGTAGACAATTTGCTGCCGGGCTAATATTAGCAGAACCCGCTCCAATTGAAACATGGCAAGTAGAATTTTCAAATGGATACCTAAATATTGTTTGCAATACTCCTAACAATGGGAAAAACTTCAATCCCGAAGAAGTCATAATTTCTATAGGAAAACCTCAAGAAGTCGATATGGCCATTAAGTAACTATAGTAAAGGAAGCATAAAATGTTAACAGATAATCTAAAAACACTATACGGCACTACATACGTATTTTTTGCAAAAACTTTTGGCTTTCACCACAATGTTGAGGGTCCAAATTTTCCCCAGTATCATCGTTTTTTAGGCAAGTTGTACATCGATATATATGAAAGTTTAGACAAAATAGCCGAGTATATCAGAACGTTAGACAGCTACGCTCCTGGTAGTTTAAGTCGCATGCTTGAACTCAGCGTTATTGAAGAACAGACGCAAATCCCCCGTGCTGAGTTGATGTTTGCTGAATTGATTGAAAACAACTCAAAATACATTGAGCTACTCAATCAATGCTTTAGCACGGCTGAAAAAGAAAATCAGCAGGGTATCGCAAACTTCATAGCGGAACGCATCGATGCACATGAAAAGCATGCTTGGATGCTCCGTGCAACACTTAAAAAAGAAAGAGCGTGAAGATTCATCAAATAATTGTCGAGTACAAACGCGAGGTAACTGCCAAGAATCTCGCTTCTCGTTTACTGGAATCTGTCGAAAGAGACGATATCGCGTATAAAGAAGAAGTGTTAAAACTGCAAAATAAAAATATAGAATCAAACGAGCTAATTAAACACATTTATAACAGTGGAATTTATCAGCGCAATCCTCTTAATTTCAAAGAAGTCATTCTGCACCAGGAAGATGACAAGTTAGTCTTAGTTCAACTGTCACCTTCACAGCTAGGCAGTGATTGGGTTCACGTAAACTTTATAAGAGCAGTTCCCACAAAAAGTGGCGTAGGCAAGATAGGCATGAGTAAATTGAAAGCTCTGGCACAAAAATTTGGCTACGGATTGGAAGGACAAGTATGGGAAAAAGGTTCTGTCAGTGCGGATAAACTGAGGAAGTTTTACACGGATCAAGGATTCACACTGCGCGACGATGACACATTCATTTGGGAACCTGAAACACCAGTTAATGAAAAGAAAGCACGAATGCATCTCAGAGATTTGACTAATGAAGCTAGTGACGAAGAGACCTCCTATCAAGAGATTCAGTTCTTGCCGATCAAATATGATGATGTTAAAACCAGGGATTTTAAAAGCGATCTCAAAAGCATAGACGGTGTTATTTCTGTTGTGAAAAAACAACCCAACGGCAAGATTCAAATATCGGCCATTATTGAAAATTCAGCCGACACAAACATTCTATTAGATCTTGCAAAAAAATATGGTATTGCGATAAGCAAAAATCACACAGTTACTGATGCATACGTTAACAAAGCATTGGGCGGCAAACTCAAAAATCAGGACGAGGCTGAGTATCTATCTCCCGACGATATACACCAGCTAGCAGACAAAAAAGGTATTCCTTGGGACAATGATCCCGAATTTCTTGAATTGACTAAGCGATTGACAGGTAAAGCTCATCTTGACTCTCTGGACAATCGTGAATTAGAGAAAGTAAAAAAGTATCTAGAACAATTGCCTCAAAGCAGCAATAAATTCGAAAAAGCAGGATATCAGCAGCTAGACACCAACTTATGGATGAAAGATCAGGGAACAATGGCTAAACTATTGATGCAAGATAGTGCGGATCGAAGTGAATCTAAAGCTATTCGATTATTCTGGGAACTGACTAAAAAATACCCGAATTTACCTAATCTGCCCAAATTCATGCAAGACAATGGTGAAGAATATTCCGAGATCAAAATTAAAAATGCCCCTTATGTAATGTTCAATATGGAGCAATTGAATCCTATCGCAGAGAACAGTGCTGAAGAAAACTTAGTATATGAGCTGAATAGAGCAATTAGAGAAGGCAAGGCCTGGCAAACAGTCTGGGAAAAAGTCAAAAAGCGACCAGAATTTGTAGATAATGTCAACTATACGGCGCCGAGGTTCAAGATACTATATAAAACACTGGAGCTACTAAACAAAGTTGCAAAGATAAATAATTATACGCTTGACACAGATTTAGATAGTGTTATGATACGCCCACGTACAGGCGAACTTGTGTTTACACTACCTTGGAGATTACAATGACCGACGAAATTCGCAACGCCCTTAGTGTCATCAATCAAATTACCGAGGGTCGTCGCGGCCGTAAGCCTCGCGTGAGTCGCGAGGATGATTTCGAGAATGACTCTGACGATGCCTCCGACGATGCGGATAATGATGCTGTTCCGAACATCCTGATGCAGGTTCGTAAGGCAATGGATCATGAAGGTAATTTTCCTCTGATGTTCATGAACGGCGAAGAGCATCGTGCCTCGATGGATGATCTTCGCGAGTTTGCGATTCTTTATCTCAGCCTCAAGCCTCAGGAGCGTGCTCAGCTTCAGGACAAGGCTGTCAAGAGTGTCGTTGATTTTAACGACTCTATTGTTGCTGGCCAGACTGGAAGAGCAAAGCGCCGATAATGCAGAAGATATTGCTAATCCTGCTCTGTCTATTCGCTAGCTCTGCGGTATCAGCAAATCCATACAACTACGAAATTGTTCGCATCGTTGACGGTGACACTGTTGAGATACGAGTAGATTGGCTTCCAGTTGAATTAGGTAATAAACTAAAGATTAGAATTTATGGAGTAGACACCCCAGAAAAGGGCGGCAGAGCACAATGCAAAAAGGAAGCTACTCTAGGTGAATCAGCCACCAAGTTTACTACCGAAACTGTTTACAATGCAGAAAATACTCAAATCATTGTGAAAGAATGGGATAAGTTTGGTGGTAGAATATTAGGCGATGTACTCGTTGATGGCAAAAGTCTCCGAGATCTACTCATCAAGTCTGGTTTTGCCAGACCGTACTTTGGAGAGGCAAAGAAAAGTTGGTGCAACTAAATATTAGATGCATGACTTAAAAAGTCTAGATTATGAATCGTCTTATAAAAAGAATAGATTGGGAGTTGTTAACGATACTCGTGTTGAGCATCATGTTGATGATTACCTTAATCAAATTTATGCTTATTTTACCAAGCGAGACTCAAACCCGATTACAGACCATTTATCTTCAATATCAAGCCGATATCATGTCCAATACGTCTTTGGACCAGAAGCAGCCTCAGAAGCAAGATTAGTCTTTCCAGTTCTGGAAATAGACACTATTTCTTTCAAAGATCGTCGTATTAAGATCTATGCTCCTGCTCCTTTAGTGGAGATAGTATGCGATTATGGCAATCTCAGTTTAGCTCGTATTACCCACGAAGAATTCATAGAATTTTACAATATGCGTTACTATCGAATGGCTAGAATGAACGCAAAACTATTAACATATGCTTGGCAGGGAGATTGGACAGAATACTATGACTTCATGATAAGTAAGATGTCAAGCTAAATACAAGATGCGTGCAAAAGAATTTATTATCGAAATCAAGCGAGCCAATCGACGCAAGAAAAAGAAGGCTAGCAAGAAGAAAGCAACTTTAAACAGGTACTATTATCCTGGCTTTGGCTATTACGGCTTTAGTGGGGGCACATCTGGAGATTCTTCAGGTGGGTCTGGAGACGGCGGTGGGGGCGGCGGTGAGAGTATCAATGAATCAGCAGTTACCGATCTAGCAAAAAAATTACCTCGTCTTTCTAAACACAATTACGGTACGATTGATAAACTCATGCGTAAAATCGCTAAAACGCATAAGATTAGTGCGAAAAAATTACACGATCTCTGGGTCAAAAAGTATCGAAAAACTCCTGATGCTTGGATCAAAAAGAAACTGAACGAAGGGCTGGATATCAACTTTCAAAAAGACGAAGTTGCTAAATTTGTCAAATTGGCAGCTAATGCATTAAAAATCAATCAAATACCAAAAATTATTCTCAGTCTAGATCATGCTGAAGCGCAAGAGCATCATCACACTGGTAAAATGATACCGGGCGATGGTAGTATTTGGGTTTATGCAAAAAATAGAAATTTAGTAGACATTCTAAGAACAGTGTGTCATGAGCTAGTTCATATCAAACAGCATGAACTAGGATTAATTGAGCCAAACAGCAGCTATCCAGGTTCTCCTATTGAAAAACAAGCGGACGAACTTGCAGGAAAGTACATCAAGATATACGGCAAGAAAAACAAGCAAATTTTTCAATAGTTGATATTTTAGCTAAAGTGTAGTATCATAGCAGTATGATCAAAGTACTGTTTAAACTCCCACGAGAACTTACCGTTGCCTTCAGCGGTGGTGTAGATAGTCTTGCTGTCGTGGATTTCTTGAAACGCAATCACAAAGTGCATTGTGCGTTCTATCATCACGGAACTGAAAACAGTGAACTCGCACAAAAAGTAGTCCGTGAATATTGCAAGAGCAATAAACTGACCCTTACAGAGGGATATCTCAAGTCAAGCAAGCCCAAGACGGAAAGCTGGGAAGAATTCTGGCGCAATCAACGATATGGGTTTCTGGCGCAGTTTCCATACGTGGTCACTGCTCATCATCTTGATGACTGCGTGGAAACTTATCTGTGGTCTAGTTTGCATGGCAATTCTAAAATCGTATTGCCTAAACACAAGAATATCTATCGACCATTTCTTACCACGACCAAAGATCAGTTTGTGTATTGGTGCAGAAAACATACACTGGAATGGGCAGAAGATACTAGTAATCAGTCCGAACTTTATACCAGAAATTATGTCAGAAAACATCTTGTGCCTGTAGCCTTGAAGGTTAATCCAGGATTGCATAAGGTCGTCAAAAAAATGGTGCTATCTAACTTAGATGCGCAAAATGTTTGACTTATTCACGCTACGTTCATACACTAAATCAAATCAGAAAGGAGATACTATGACAACCCGAACTTTTAATAACGAAGCTAAAATCAAACTCACACAATTGATTCAAGATGGAATCGGTGTGATGGGTGAAATCGAAACGCTAAATGGCGGTCTGACTGACACGATCAAGGCAATAGCCGAGGAATTGGAAGTCAAGCCCAGCGTTCTGAAAAAGGCAATTAAAGTTGCCTATAAATCCAAGCTAGGTGAAACAAATCAAGAGAATGAACAACTGAATACCATTCTAGAAACGGTAGGTCGAACTCTCTAATGTCGTATGTGGATGCGATCTTAGATCGCGATAGTGATCGCATACTCGTTGTAGAACGGAATTCAGAGGGAGTTCGTCACTACAGCGAGCATGCCGCTAACTATGTTTTTTACTACGAAGATTCTAAAGGTAAATATCGTTCGATATTTGGCAATTCTGTGTCGCGCTTTTCCACTCGTAAACGCTCAGAGTTTGAGAAAGAAAAGCGTGTTCATAGCAACAGAAAGACCTTTGAAGCGGACATAAATCCAGTATTCAGATGTCTATCTGAGAACTATCTCAAATCAGATGCACCAAAGCTTCATACATGCTTCTTTGACATCGAAGTAGGATTTGATCTTGATCAAGGATATGCTCCTACAGACGATCCTTTCAATCCAGTTACTTCTATCTCAATGTATCTTGACTGGTTAGGCGAACTGATCACTTTGGCAGTTCCTCCTAAACACCTGAGCGATGAAACTGCTAATGATCTAACTCGGGATTTTTCTAACTGCATTCTATTTCGAAGCGAAATAGAGATGTTTGAAACTATGTTTCAACTGATCGAAGACGCTGATGTAATGACAGGCTGGAACTCTGAGGGATATGACATTCCTTATTTGGTAAATCGTGTTATCAAGATCATGACAAAAAATGATACTCGTAAATTCTGTCTGCTGGATCAATTTCCTAAACAGCGTACTTTTACCCGATTTGGAAAAGAGCAAAGCACCTATGATCTGGTTGGCAGAATTCATGTTGACTATTTGCAACTCTACAAAAAGTACAACTACGAGTCCAGACACTCTTATAGTCTGGATTCTATCGCTGAACTAGAGTTGGGTGAAACCAAGACAAAATACGAAGGCACCCTAGATCAACTGTACAACCGTGATTTCAAGAAATTCATTGAATACAATCGCCAGGACACGATGCTTCTATTCAGAATTCATGACAAACTGAAATTTCTTGATCTGGCAAATACTCTTGCTCACGAGAATACTGTGCTTATTCCCACAGTCATGGGTTCGGTACAAATGATCGAGATGGCTATTTTCAACGAAGCACACGAACGCGGGCTTGTTGTTCCTAATAAGAAGAGTACAGATGCAGAGTTTGATGACGAAGAAGATGAAGAAACTACTGCTGCTGGTGCATTCGTAGCTAATCCAAAGAAAGGTATTCATGAGTACGTAGGTGCAGTTGACATCAACTCTCTTTATCCTTCTGCAATCAGAGCACTTAATATGGCACCTGAAACGATAGTTGGTCAGATTAGACAGACTATGACCGATCAGTATCTGATGGAAAAAGCAAAAAAACTGGCTGGTGAGAAAAAGCGAAGAAAAGATACCGACGATATTAAAATGACTTCTCTATTGTGGGAAGGTCTGTTTGGCTCTCTTGAATATGAAGCGGTGGTGCGTCAAGAGCGTGGCACAATGCTCACAATTGACTACGAAGATGGCACAAGCGAAGAGCAATCTGCTGCCGAAATCTGGCAAATGATATTTGATTCTAACAACACTCTCATCTTGTCTGCTAACGGTACTATTTTTAGATCTGATCAGGAAGGCGTAATCCCTGGATTGCTTTCTAGATGGTACTCAGATCGTAAAGTAATGCAGAAGAAACTCAAAGAATCTGCAACTCAGGCTGATAGGGAATACTGGGATAAACGTCAGCTAGTACGCAAGATTTTACTCAACTCAGCCTATGGCGCATTGCTCAATGAACATTGCAGATTTTACGACAAAAGATTAGGTCAGTCTGTCACGCTCACAGGTAGACAGATTGTCAGACACATGATGAGTACAATCAATGAGACTGTGACTGGGGAATACTCTCATGAAGGTAAGGCTATCATTTACGGAGATACTGACAGTTGCTATTTTACCGCATTCCCTGCTCTAAGTCAGCAGATCAAAAAAGGTGAATTGGATTGGAATAAGGAAACTTGCATTGCCCTGTATGATAGCATAGCTGAACAAGCTAACTTGAGCTTCCCTGCATTCATGGAACGTGCTTTCCATTGTCCAAGAAAAAATGGAGAGATCATCAAAGCAGGCAGAGAACTGATTGGAGATCGCGCTATCTTTATCACAAAAAAACGCTATGCTATCAA